TCTCCTACCTCGTTGGAGAAATAATAGAAAAAAGAGATGAAAAACAAAATCGTAGGCAAAAATAAAAGACCAGCTTCAAATAAAGCCACAGGACGTGATTACAGCTACGATAAGGAGTATCAGAAGGACAAAGTATCATATCGCCAAGAACTTAACGCAGAGGCCCGCAAAAGAGGTATTTACGGTAAGAGAGCAACCAAGGGTGTAGACCTTTCTCACAAGAAGGACGGAAAGATGACTTTGGAAAAGAAAAGTACCAACCGTGCCCGTCAAGGTTCTAACGGCAAGTCTACTAAAAAGTAACCTCTCTCCAGACTTTCATAGCCTTTCCATTCTGATATACAATCATTGGAATGGTTTTCTTCTGAGGCGCAGCATCAACTTTCTTCTTGAGTTTCTCCATCAAATCTTTGTGATAGATTTCACCACCAACCACAGCATCCAATAAATCCGTATTCTCGGTAATGTAAACTTTGGCTTCCTCAATCATTTCGATTAGGAAAACAGATTCAAAGTTTTTCCTCAGGTAATCAATCAGATAAGCGTTTGCTCTTTCTGCCGTGTGGTCATTCTTGTACCACCCGTAAGGTCTGTCCTTACTGAAGAATGTTTTACCCAAGTTTCTTGGAGAAGGAGCCAACAAATCTTGACGATTGTTTGTTCTGTATGTATCCAAGATAACACCACCTCGGTTAATCTCAACCATAACCTTTGCTCCACCAAAGTAATCTTGTAGGTTGATGTTGTTGGACATAATCAAATCTGGATCTGCTGCTCTCTCTTTGTAGAATGCAACATACATATTTGTATCTAAGTTCTTGATTGCTATACAGTTATCAGAACCGTCTCCCAGTTTGGAAGAGATAAATGGAATCGGGTCCATCCCTGCGATGTACTTGTGGTTAGGATTATATCTTTCCAAAAGTGTGAATTTTCCTTGTTTGTCAGGCTTCACTTGTAATTCACCAGCAACATCTCTGTAAATTATACACTTTTCAATCGGTGGGGGCTCAGATAAAATAATCCTTTCCTGCTGATTCAACTTATGAATAACATCAACGGGTAATGCACCGTGAGCAGTAGAAGAAAACACTTCATTAATATCTAATGGATACTGCTTAATGAATGAGTTCAAGAACGACTTATCTTCAATCCTATCTAACTTGTCACGAGTTTTCTTAATCCACTCTGTCGCACCTTCAACATCAGAATAGCCATTGGGACAGAAGTTAAGAATCTTCCCCGTCTCTCTACCTTCTCCATCAATCTCTGGGGCTTCCATAATACCCATATTTCCAGGAAGAAATACGGTAAGCAAGTTAAGGTTTTCAGCGTTCTTCCAAAGGTTGTTTGCAAGTTTCTGTCCAATAGATGTAGATTCACCCGCACTACCACCAATTACGATGGGAGCAACCTTAACGAAACCCGATTTAACGCTTGCTTGTGCAGACTTGTATACTTGGTCTGCTTTGGGGTGAAGAAACGCTTCATCAAGAAAACAATGCATCGCACGATAAGCCTCAAGTGCAGTTGGAGTATCAACTGTTTCACGAGTTACAATCTGTGAATCCAATCCACTAATCTCACCCGTCTTTTGGTCTTTCACCCCCATGTGGAGATAACCAACCTGACGAGTTGATATAATGCTTGGCTTTACATAAGGGTCTAGGTTGTCGTAAATTACACGTGTCTTTTCCTTATATAAGTTCTCAAGACGAGTTTTATCTGCACTGGTAATCAGTGAAGTTGAGCCTGGGTTTGTCAATGCAATCCACATAGGTGCAACTCCACCGAATATCAACGAAAGACCTATCTCACGCCTTTTACTTACAAACAAATCGTGATTCGTTCTGCGTGCTTCTGCGTATGCCTCATAGATTAATTCATCTACATCTCTCCAAATAGGACGCTTTCTGAATCCACGAGCATCCTTGATAAAGCATTGAGTAAGAGCAAAATAGTGAATACCTGTCAGACCATCTCTTCCATCAATCCAATACTCTCTTTCATTTCCCCACCAAATATCCTTTTCCTTCTTGGTGGCGTGTGGGTCAAGAGCATTCTTCGCTGCCCACAAATCGTATTCAAATCTTGCTGCTTTTGTCATCTTTTCTTTCCAATAGTTCTATCTAAGAATGAAACCGTATCGTCAATTATATCTTCTTCAGGATAGGCTTCTAACTTAGCTAATTTCAATGACTTATTGATTTTGTCTCCTGCCTGTAACAGTTGAAACAATCCCTTTTGGTAGTCATCATCCAAGTTCAATGTCTTTTCTCGTACAGCGTCCATTAACTGTTTTGAAGCCGATACCAATGTAGAATAGAAATCTTTAGCAGGATCTGTGTCCTGTAATCTAATCCTTTCAATGGCATCAGCTTCAGATATTCTATTTTCCTTTAGGAACTTTTGAAGTTTTTCCATCTTTCAGTGTTCTAATCTTCTTCTTCTGAGTTTCTATTTGCTTCTGTGCTTTGTTCTTGGCCTCATCGTTTTGAGTTTGCTCATAGAATTCCCACCATCCGAAAAGTTTTTCGAGTTCTTTTACTTCTTTATTTATATTCGCCATAAGTTTATTGCTTTAGTCCAAAAGTTTAAATCAAATTCTAACATATCTCCTTCGAGTATCTCCCATTTGAGAGACTTCATCATCTTGAATAAGTTAGCAAGTGCGTGTAGTTGTGCTACTGAGGGGTTACTTACATATTTAAAATCACCGTTTACTCCTCCGTGTATTGCTAGGTGGATTTCGGTCTGAGGCCTCAGAGCATGAATCTTCCCTTCTCTATCTAAGAAGTGAGTAAACAAGTCTTCCTTGTGACCTAATCCTCCCATATGAAAAGTAGGAGTATCAAGTTTTGGTTTTTTGCGAGCATACTCCAAAACGTCAGTAGCAACTAATCTATCTTCAGGTCTTGTATATGTCCAGTAAACGTAGAGTTTCATAACATCATAGTTTAGACCAAACGTTTTTGGTTTCATCAGCATACACAGCACTTGGGTGAACGAATTCTTCCTTTGGTGTGTTATGCTCAATCATCTTTTGTAGATACCACATTGCTTTCTTCATATCTTCAACTCCACCCTTAGATTCTGCCCTCCAAATGTATTTAAGAATGTTTGCAGTACACACTGCATCTAATCCTTTTTTGTTGATTGTAGCGGCTTCGATGGCATCAATGCACTCGATTTTTCCCTGCTTATAGTGTGATGGGTTAATGTTATCTTTCGTCATAGTATTTTGCCGTTAATGATTTTAAAGTTCTCAACGTGGAATGTAAGGTCTTCATTTACAGTAACATAGGCAAATCCATTAGCCCATTTTGTAAACGCATATGGACGATAGTCTGGACTCAAGTTACACAAGCAACCCATTGACCAAACGCCAACTTGTTCTCCACGCAAATTACTTTCAGAGTGGTGAGAAACCTGATGATAGTGACCTACGATAGTAGAAGCCTTGGCTTTCAAGAACATACCACGAGCAGGGTTTACTGGTGAGAATACTGATTCTCCCAATTCGTGACCATGCAATACCACAAGTTTACCCAAGTTAATCATTTCTCTGTTGACAGGAATAATTCTGTACTCGTCTAAGCGCAATAATGATTCCAAACTAATGTCATTTAGGTCTGCCAACTCACGAGCATTTCTCAAAACATAGGCTCTCATCCTTTCTTCGTGGTTTCCAATCTTGTAGAAGATGGCTTGTGTTGGGAACAACTCTCTCAAGTACTTGAAGAAGTTTCTGCCCATTTCTAATTCTTCTGAAATTTTGGGTCTCCGAATCTCCTTAGAGAAACGAGATACATCGTAACAATCCAAGATGTCACCATTAAGAATAATGGTATCTACTTCATGACTAACTCCATACTCTAATGCAGCAGCAAGAGCATCTTCATCGTGGAAGGGTAAGTGAATGTCAGATAGGATAAGATACTTACCTTTTCCCAAATTTACAGGTTCCATGTTCTCAGCCTTTGAAATGATATTCAATTTGGCTAATCCCTCTTTTACAGTTCCGTGGGTTGCTTCTTCAATGTGACCACCTCCGATGGCGTTTTGTTTTGCTCGTTCTCCCGATGCGCCTTTGTAATACCTAATCAATGCTCTGGCTGTTTCTGCATCGGAAAATAATCCTTCTTCCCTTGTGAAAATCATACTTGCTAATGTTCTATTCGGCAAGTCTGGGAACTGTTTAATATAGCTCAACACTATATCTTGTTTGGTAGTTTTCATTTCTTTATGAATATGGTTGCAATAATACCAATTAAAAATGAAATAACCAAATACCACCAATTGATCTTGTCAATGTAGGCGATTCGACCTGGTACTTTTACTTCGTAAGGAATAGTATCGCGAAAGGTTACTGTGTCGGGCTTAACTGTAACACCAAAGAAGTTGCCCTTCCTTTCAATAATTAACTTCTTGGTTTCAATGATTGTGTCGTGTTCGATAATAAAAGAATCTCTGTATTCAGGTACAGGAACTTTAGTTTCTTTAATGATTGTGTCTTTTACGATTACCGTATCAGTTTCGACCAAATGCGGATATTTGCGTATCAATCGGTCATATCTCTTCTTCGGAGACCCACAGGAAATTAACGTAATCATAATTACGATAAATAATATTGCTTTTTTCATAATTTGTAGTGCAAATATAAGCTTTAAACCTATAAGTTTATTATAGTCAATCTATTTTGAACTTATAAGTAAAAGGGGCAGCCGTAGCCACCCCCTAAACACTAAAAATAAAATCTGCCAAAACCCAACAATAAATCGAGTTTTGGCAGATTATAAGTAAATTTACTGAGAGGTGTTACGAAATTTCACAAGCACCACCTGCACAAGCAGCCTCACCCATTAGGTTTGTGTTGTCGTTAATTTCTACAATATTTGCGACATTGATTTTACTCAAACCCTTTGACATTTCTAGGTAGGTAGCCTCATCGGTATCCTCGAATGGAGTCTGTTTGTATGAGCCCAAATCTTCTGGCATGAATGACAGACCGTTGTAGTGATTCTGATTCTCCCACAACCATTCTCCAACGATTCCCCACTCGTTTGGTTTCATAGTCACACTAGCCGAAACGTTGTGTGTATTCTCACCATAGACGTGCCCAGGTTTAATCCATTTCTCGTGGAGCAACTTCACCCTTTCCAAGAACTGAATTGCGCTCTCAGAGTGACGAGTGATTGAACCTTTGGGAGCAGCGATTGGAACACATACATAAGCCTCGGCAGAAGTGTAGATGCTATCCTCCAACAACTCAGGGTGATTGATTGACAAGTAAGTGTAAAGTGCCTCAGTCTTACCTACTTTCATTCTGCGGATGTAGTAATCTGAGTGCCAAGTGTGAACACCAGACGAGCATCCCAAAACGATTGATGAGGTTCCTGATGGTTTAATTGTGGTGATACGAGCAGAAGGATTGATTCCAATCTCATCGGCAGTAACCCTATTGACTCTGTAAGCAACTTCAGCAGCCTCAGGCATATCCAAACTAAGAACTGCACCCGATGCAACACCAGTCATACCGATTCCCAATAGAGCTTCTCTTTCGGTTACTTCTTTCCACTCGGGTCTCAGATAATGAAAATCAGTGTAAGATGCTTGCAATGTTCCAATAAAGGCAGAAGCAGCTGTTCTCTCCTCGAAATCGTGCTGATCTTTCAAGTCAGATGCATTAATCTCCACTAGATTACAGAATTGGAATGAGTTCAAACTAATCTCAGCGCAAGGATTGGTTCCAAGTTCCAAATCGTTTGTGAAGAAGAAGCCAGGCTCACCTGAATTACTTGCTTCAACTTTCTTCCACAAGTCCAAGAATTGACTCTTGTCAATCTTACCACGGAGCAACTTCGCACTATTATTCGCACGACCACGCTGAGGATTTGTTTCATACCACTTACCAAACTTACAAGTAAGCATCTCCTCATCATCGTAATCAAACAGAGCAATCATTGCAGATCTACGGATACCACCAGCCAATACTGCATTTGCAATGTGACATAAGATATCGTGGCATTCTAGTGATGTCAACTTCTCACCGTCTTGTTTACGCTCAAGAATAGATTCAATTTGCAATAAACAAATCCTCAAAGGCTCTGGTCCTGGTGCTACTCCACCACTTGTAATCAATATCTCTCCCTTTGCTCTGATAGAACGAAAGTCAAAGGTTGGTTTCCAAGTGCTGAGACCGAAATACGACTTCATCAATACCTTTACGGCATCAGCCCATCCTTCGATATTGTCAGGGATTAAGAATCTTCTGTGTTTCTTGGGCTTGGCAATGGCAGGCAATTTATCAATGTGGTTACGGCTGACACTATAGCCGACTCCAGTACCCGAAAGCAATAAGAACATAGTCTCATTAAAGGCCCTATAGTCGTCAATGTGAAGATAAGAACAGTTAAAAAGACGAGCGTTATTAACCTCAATAGGTTTGCCAGCGAATTGAAGAGAACGCATTGACGGAAGGATTTCTCTATTTCGTACAAATTTGTAAGCGTTTTTGATTTCTTTTTCTAGTTGAGGAAACTTACGCACGTGCATATCCACGTTGCGGTCGATAATCTCTTCCCAAGTTTCTCTTCTCTGATTAGTTTTGCTGTACTTGGCATATTTGCTCCATACAACAATGTCCGATAGTATTTCGTGATTTAGTTCCATGTTAGAATGTTTTGCCGTGTTTGTAGCCTCTCAACTTATTATAATTAATCTTGAGAAGAATGTGTGTTTCCAAATCTATGCCAAGTCCACCACATAAATCAAAAAGTCTGATTACTGTGTCGGCAATCTCATCTTCGAATGTGTTCTTGATGTGAGTTTCAAACTCGTGCTTGAAGGTTTCGGCATCCATTGGATATGGTTCTTCCAAGTAAGCATCGTAAAGTATCCCAGAGATGTTGGGTGATGTCATGTGTCCTTTGCGTAATGCTTCAGTTGCTTCTGCGATTTCTGTAATTACCAAAAGCAGTGCTTCAGGAATGTTTCTTTCTCCTGAGTCCCAAAATCCTTTGGAACGCGCCAATTCGTGCGCTAGTTTAATTGTTTCGTTGATTTTCATAATATTGAAAGGTATAGTTTTTTATTTTGTTTATTTTTCCTTTTAGGTGCTCACTAATGTGAGAAATACCTAAACTACTCTGAGCTTCCTTGATAGAATTATAAATCTTACCTGACTCGTTGCATATAATCTTGATATTTCTTTTTTCTGATCTTTTTGCTACAGATTCTTCCGAAAGTTTTTTATTTTTCCAGTACTTTACATTGTTTTCTTTTAGTTTTTTTCTTGTTTCGTCAGAAAATATTTTTCCTAGATTTGCAGTTCTTAACTTTTCTTTTGTTTCTTCCGATTGTTTTTTTCCAAGATTTGCAATGCTTAACTTTTTTCTTGTTTCTTGTGAAACATTCTGTTTACTTAATTTTATTTTTTGTTTTGTTTCTTCGTTTCTAACTGTACTATTTCCACCAAAATCAATATTATATCCTTTGTTTCTATCTGTGCTCTGATAAAAATGAATATTTAGTTTTTCTTTTTCGTTACAATCATGGATATCGAAACACAATTCAATAGTTTCCCATTTGAATTTATCAAAACCATATTTTATCAAAGCGAGATGAAAATATGATTTAGATCCGTTTTTTGCATCATAATAATGTTGTGATTTTCTTATTGAAAGTTTTTTCACCGTTTGACCAATATAAATCTTACCGTTTGTAATGTTTGTTACTTTGTATATAAGACCAAACGGTTTGGTTGTATTAATATCCATATGTTTAAAATAAAGTTAATTGTTGTGGTTCAATCTCGTCTATGATTTTCTTACATTCATAGGCAAAGAAATTGTAATCTATTTGGTAATCTTCCCAACTCTCTTTTTCTTCGAAGTAGTTGCATTCTTGTGCAAATCCTCCTGCCAAAAGGCTATTGAGTCGTCCATCAGCGTTTTGTTTGTAGACCGAGTCGCCCGTTGTCGTTGGAAGAAAGCGCATAACCTTGCCAAGATTCCTGATAACCTTGTTACCTTCTTGCACGGTGTGGACTTCTGCGTGCCAACCCCTAGTCGCTTTATATCTTCCAAAAAAATCATAGATGTTACGTGATTCAAAGATAGTGTTTTTTATTGGAATTCTTGATACGAAGTAGTTCTCAACGGCTTTTGGTACAATCAGATATGAGTTGTCTTTGTGCCAATCTTTTTCTGTCTCGAAGATACCTTTCTTCTTTACTTTTCCATTGGTTGATACAGCCAAGTAATTGTTTACATCTCTGATAATCATCAACTTATACTTGCTATCTTCAAGGATTAGACCTGTCATCTTCATGAATCTCCTATTGATTTCCAATACTCTTTCGATGCTGTCCTTGTGGATTCTTATTGTCAATCCATCCGTGTTGATTTGCAGTAGTTGTAAGTTCTGTACATTGGTCATGTATGTTTCAGCAAGCATGGTTAAAAGCAACTGACCATTAACTGTAATCTTGTAGAAGTAATACCTATCAAAGAAAGCACTGGTTGATTCACCTGTCTTACCGAAGATTCCATTCAGTGCGAGTTTAAGACCTGCTTGTACTACATCGTCTCCTGCTTGCTGTGCTTCTACTCGGTCATCAAATATCTTCTTGTATGTGTTGATGAATACTTCCTGTGGAATGTGTTTGGGGTGGAAGTTGTTGGTGATTGCAATGTTCGGGTAGTAGGATTTAACGTCAAAGTCAATGATTTCGTATTCATCGTTTTCCTCGTACTTGCCAGG